GGCGCGGCAAGTAATCGCCGCGCCCCTATTTTAATGCGTCATGTATTAGAAAGTATTGCGATTCAATCGACGCTGGAGCTCCTTAACGCATGAGCTCTGTCCGCCGCCTGATAGAACGCCATCGACCGGCGTTCCCATGCGATACTGCAGCGCTCGAATAGTGCCAGCCCCGATGATACCGTCGGCGGCTACCCCGAGTCTTGCCTGCATCGCCCTGATGACTGCACTTCCTGCGGGGTTAGAAGTCGAGAACTTCCAGCCGCCGGTGCAAGCGGCGAGACGAGAACGGTTTCCGATCCACTGCCCCCACACTTCGCCATCCGCTATCGTTCCGAGAACCTGCTGCAGCCGTTTAGTCGTAGCGTTGCCCCAGTATCCGTCTACTGCGATTTGCGGAATAGACGGAGCAGCGGGAGCAGGAGCCGGAGCAGGTTTCGTAGCAGGAGCGGACGGCTTTGCCGTTGCCGAGGAATCACCCGCAGCGATTTTCGCCCAGCCGTTCGCATCGAGAGCCGCTACGTTCCTATCTGTTCCGCCGCCCGAGGTGTATTGCCAAAGCGTGTATGTGTTCCATGGATTCGTCCCGTAGATGAATCTCGGCACGTCCCATGAATTGCGGAGGTCGGGATACCCTGCGAGCCACAGGGCACATGTGGATGAGCAGCTCGCCGCCTGCGAGCGGGAGATTGCTTGGATATAGATCATCGGCCATACGCCGGTCAGTGCGTGGTATTTATCTGCGAACCTCTTGCACCAGCTCGTATTGCCCCATGAGGCATTCTGATACGCTTCCCAGTCTAGAACGGGGATACCGTCCTTCGTGTATCCCTTTGTATTATTGTAGAAGTATTCCGCTTCAGCTTCCGGGTTTTCGCCTGCTGCGTAGTGATAGAATCCGCGCAGCTTGCCATCTGCCTTCGCTCGCTGATATGCCCAATCGCAGTGAGGATTGACATAGCCAGTGCCCTGCGTCGCTTTAACGATGACGAAGTCGGAGCCGGCATATGCTGCTTCCGTGTTAGAACGGCCGAAAGCGTTTCCGTTCCTGCCATCATGTGAACTGACGTCGATACCTTTAAGCATTTCTGTCCCTCCGTGTTTCAGCTTTTTCATCGGGCGGGACGGGAATTGCGTCTCGAAGAAGCCGAGAGTATTCCCATGAGTCCCACCCTTCCAGCTTGCAGACAACAAGATCAGCAAGGATATCTGCGAGCAGTTTTTCTATCATCTGATGCCTTGCAAGGTCTTGTACTGCTTTTGATTCATTTGGCGTATATCGGAAGCCGACCGCCTTCTTCTTTCTACTCATCGAAGTCGCTCGTATCAATCGAACGCGCCTGCGTATCGGCGTCGACTCGCTCAATCGTAGCGTCATTCACTCGACGAGATGCCGCCTTCTCGATCCCGGTGCGGGTGAGCGATGCGATAGACGCTCCGTCATTAACCTCCGGCAATCCTGCGAGGCTCGTAAGAAGTGATACGATAGCGGCGAGCGCAGCCGTAGAGCCAATCATGACCCAATCGACATCGCCCATCGCCGCAGATGTTCCGATAGCCGCAATCGCAGCCTGTGCCGCAGTCTTAACGGCACGAACGCCGGCAGCCTCCGACCATTTGATGATATCCGTGTAATCCATTTTCTATTCCTCCATGTTCTTGCTGTTCTCTTGCGTCGGTGCGTTTTGTATTTCCTCATATATGTAAGTACCGGTCGAATTGCCTCCCCTCTTGTGATAGTTGTCGTAGCAGCTCGCCGCTACTTCCTTGACGAATAGAGGAATCGGCTCACCCGGCACGATATACGACGTATAGATTGAAAGGAGAGACGACCGAAGAAGAACGAGAAGCGTATCATCTAAATCATCATGCTCCTTCTTCTGCTTAACCCCCCATGTTATAACGGAAGCCACGAGCGATGATACTGCCGATGTAATAATCGCAGTTATCACGACCCCAGATATATCCACGCCCATCACATTCATTCCTCCTTGCGCCACCACGAATCTTGCCCGGGTTCGCTCGTGTTTCCTATCCTCATGCTGACATATATAGCCCCATCTTCGTCGGGATAATGAACGCGCTCTCCGAGTGAATATGAGTCCTCTGCCATCGTCGGTGCGTGCCATATCCTAACGCCGTCTTGTGCCACATCGATTTCGACATACAACGAGGCGCCTGCCGTCTCCGGCGGATAGATGTCTGACGATTTCGCTATATCTTGACTAACCTTATAGATAGTACCATTGCGTTTAATCGCTTCGCCCTTCTTGTATGTCGCTCCCGCTTTCCATTCCGGGAGTAATGATGATAGACCGACGATATCCGATGTACTCATTATCGGCGTGAGTTTCGGCATCGCAATTTTAGCGAACGCCGTTAGCGCCGCCATTTGCGGATTGATTTTATCTTCGACGCTATCCGCCAAGCTTGCCGCTTTCTCGGCGAGCGAGTGCGTCTCGACGACATTCGATGAGAGTTCCGAGACGCTCGTCGCTAATCCTTCCACGTCGTCTTGGAAATCAAGCGCGGCGGCTACGAGCGCGTCGCCTGCTCCTACGGCTCCTATAGCAACGAGAGAGCGGGCACGCCCTGGCGCTCCCGTCGCCGATATAATCACCGTCTGCCCCTTCGCTATCGCTCCTACGCATGGGATGATAATCGAGCCAGATGTCGTTTTCACATTCCCTGTTAGCCTTACACTGACGGAGCCATTAGACGAATCGGCGGCAGCTATTCCGTTGATGATAGTAGTGACGGGTCGCTCCTCGGAGCGTTTAGTTTTCGACTTGTTTGCTGATGTAACGAGCGCCCGTGCGAGCTCGATATCACTCTTCATATTTAGCCGCCTCCGTGAAAGATATCGAAAGACTTAACGAGTCATCGAGTTTCAACGACGACGATGTGACGACGCCCCTCGTAGATTTAACGCCATCGCTTGTATAGAAAACAAGAGCGGCAGCATTCTCGAAGAATGTATCGCCGGAGCATTTGACTTCGAACGAGAAGACATCAGAAGTAGTTCTGCTAGACTTCAATTCGTTGATAGAAAGCAGGCTCAACGACTTCGCCGACTCGTCATTATCGCCGGCGTCTATCTTCTTGGCGATAATCCTGCCGGCTGTATAGATGCCAGAAGAGCTATCTATATATGCCGTTTTTGCGTCATCTCCGGACGTCGCTGCGATAATCCTGTTAGGCATGGACATCCTTTTCGTTTGATGCTTTATATCGCCGATGATACGCACGCCATGATAGTCAGGCACCGATGTGAAGGTTACGATCGGAGAAAGAGAAAAAGCGTCAAAATCGTCGATAATCCTCACTAATCCTGTTTTATCTACCGAGAATCTTAAAGATGCCAAATTACACGCATCTGATGCGATTGTTAGCCATTCGGATCCTACATCGTAGTTTTGTACCGATGTGTATCTATAATCCGACGAGGCAGCCCATTCGAATCTGACTCCGGAGTTATTGAATGCGTCGGATATAACCTCCTTCGCCGTGGTGCCGGCGCTTACCGTATATTGATACGGAGTAATAGTTAGAGCGTCAAGACGAGAGTGCAGCTCTATACTTCCGGAATACGCGCCGTTCTTGATAGTCGCATCGGCGGCCGTTCCGTCGAACGTTCCGAGAATATATTCGTTTCCATCACGAGCGAGAACGATTCGAATCATAGTTCCCTGCTGCCAGTTTGTATCGGTGAAAGGCAATGACCCGCTTACGATTGTATCGGCGTCGGTATCGAAGTCGATGCTCCCGCCTCCCTCGATGCCGACGATGTCCCCGATAACTGATAGCGTAGACGGATTGACTGACATATATTTGAAGTCATTAATCAGATATCTCATCCGGATCAATCTCCGTCATTTTAATCGTAACCTTGCTGTATCTTGCGGCGTCTCGCCCATACTCGATGCCAGTCACTTTGACGGCGTGCCATCCTCCGAACGGCGTCCGATATATCGCAATTCTGCTGTAAAGCAATCTGTTTAGCGCGTCGGTGTTCGCTTCGAATGTATCGGATGTGAGAGGCTGATTGATTCCGATAACGCCGTTTATTTGTATCTGATGCGTGCTTCCTCCGCCGTAATACACCTCCGAGAACTGACTTCCGGAGCCGTGGGCTTCCGATGCGTCTAAATCGATTGCGTCGGTATATCCGACATTACCGATGAGATGAAGCTCGTGATATTCCCCATCCTCGTCTATGAAATCGAAGACGGAGACGCCTATACGAGGCGGGGCAATCAATTCGCCTGCCGTAGGCGGCTTTATTACATTTATTTTGCCGGTGTTCCAGAATATGAAGCACATCGCACGCTCGGGTTCGATATTAGATGGCGCCCATGCACCAGAATCTGGGTTCTGCGTGCGTTGCGGGGACACGATGCCGCCGAAGTTAGTTACGAGGCGGTACCTATCTGCGAACTTAACACGATACACATATTTGACGCCTACGATTTTCCTGATTACCGCTGTAGGCAATGTGCCGCCTGCCGTGCCGCCTGCCGTGCCGCCAATCGGAGCGTCGCCGTCGAATAGATAAGCGGAAAGAGAATGCGGGCTGGATTTCAAATCGATGTCTTGTATGCTATTCGTAGAAGTATTAGCGGAAAGGACGAACCTCGAAGTTCCGAGATAGAACTGACGCTCCTCCGTTATCCATTCGTATTCGATTTTATATGTGAACCCCGTGATTTCGTTATTAGGCCAATCGTCGGCGAATGGTATCGTATCCTCCAAGTCGTTCCAATCTATCGAAATCGTTCCATTCGTAGGCAGGTTATATTCCGAGGCATGCACTTTGATGCTGCCAGATTTGGTCAGTATGCTCGTTATCGATAGCGAGAATCCTGCCGGTATATTGAGGCTATCGTATCCAATCTTGAGCCCATCGGCACCAGCCTCGAAATATCTAAAATCGATAGACGGGTCTGAAAGAATGGTGAATATCTTGCTCGCCGTATTTCCGCATGTCGGTACATAGTCGAAGTATTGCTTATCGCTCTTGTAAGTGATTAGCTTTAAAGTAGTCGACGGCGAGATACTGCGGACGCTAATTCTCAATTGTTTAGCTACGATGTAGGTGATATTACCGGTTCCGACATCTTTGCCGCCGATTTTTATTTTAGTATCGGCGATTATCTTGCCATCTGATATATTCGGGGATACATTTGCCGACCAAGCCATCCCCCACTTCGGCTCTTTGTAAGTATCCTGCCCGAGCGTCTCTACATAACTCGGTATTTCAATCGGCATCCATTCGCCCGTGGTGCCGTTATTCATGACATCACGGTATTCAGCTGCTACGCCCCACCCCGTATTGTAATCGTCGGAATTAAATGCTACACCCCATTCATCCGTATCGTGCGCAGATATCGTCTGCTCGCCGTGTATCTCTCCTTTGCCATCTATCAGCGAGATATTAGCCGCTACAGGCATCGTTGCGTCGTATAGGCAATCAGGCGTCGCCACGATATACTGGACCTGCTTATTGGCATCGGTATCCGAACGACTTGCCCACATCAAAGGAACATTCGCCACGGATGTTCCGCCAGCAGAAGGATCGATCAGTTTTCTTGCGGTTCCTGTACGCCAGTTAAAGATGCGTGCGGACGGGTAGCTATATCCGCCGATTTCAACATCGGAAGACGATACCGGAATGTATTCCCAGGTTTGGTTTCCTTGGTCATTTGGATCGATACCCCACTGACATACATTCGCACCGTTATTTTCGGTATCATGTCCTAAATCGTCGATATCCTCACCGGAATGAGCGAAAACGAAGCGATTTTTCGTGCTATCTTGAATAGTAGCCGGGATTATTCTCGTGCTATTATCCGTAGCATTCGGCGATGTATTGTTGATTATTGCGCCGTAGCTGAGTGAATTGCCTGTTATTCCGAAAATAGACGCGGTATCCAAGAACGAGCGGAATCTATATGGAAAATGGGAAAGATGTTCCGACTTCCTAAAATACCATAGCTGCCTATCGCTTCCAGTATATTCCTGAACTATAATCTGCTGCCCGTCGGCTACCGCACCGCTTCCAGCTATCGTTGCCGCCGCGCTTAAATCTGACCACGGCCTAATCGAATATAGCGGCTTCCCGTCAGCGTCTTTCTTTTCGTAATGTATTGCAATACCGTGTTGCCCGTATACTGCCCCGGATGTGTTAGTTTTATATGACCAGAAGCTTCTCGATGTTCCGTCGATTTCGAGCGTCCATTTAATACTATCGAATACGAACGGCGAGCATATCATCGAAAAACCGTTCCCGAGTCCATTTAGAACCCAGAAGTCGGTCGCCCCGTCGAAGCTTCCGAGTTTTCTTATAGTAAGAGGCTGTCCAATCAGATATGTCTCATCCGGGTATGTTTTCCTATTTTTAGTATTAACGATGCAAGGCGAGCCAGAAGGAGATGCGGCGGACACTATTGCGTAATTTCCATTCAGCTCGATTTTAGTTCCCTGATCTATCTCGTATCTAATCATGAACCAAGCATTCGCATCATCGCGTCCATACTTTGCGAAATACGGCTGCCTTATTCCGTAATATTGCAGACATATATTGGAATGAGGCTTTGTTATATAGGCAGCATAATGCGAAGCCTGTACCGATCCGCCGCCGCCTAACTCGGCGCTGACTTTCAATTCCAGAATCGTTGTTTCATCTATAGAAGAAGCGAAAGCAGCCTCGCCTTTATCGTCGCCTAAATACAAGCCGTTGGCGATACTCTGCCGAAGCGATACGCCATCCGCCATCGCCCAATCAGGCGAATCTGCCGGATTGATTTGGTAAGATACCGAATCGAACGGAGATGATTTCGCTTTTAATCTTGCCGCGCTCTTATTAGTAGAATCGTTCCACAGGTATTTGATACGCTGCTGGTCATATAGATACGGCGTAATGCTAATCGGGAGGTCTCGCTTAATTGGCACATTTAATACAGAAGCGTCAATATTCCCCCTTTTATTTATATCGATAGGCCAGAAGCATACCGGGGCTGATTGAAGCACCCACGCGCCGTTCGCGAATGCGAGGTACGCTTTCTGCTTGTCCGAGTAGATAGCAACGCCGTCCCTATTCTGCCCGTCGATTTTCTTCGTTCCATATCCGACATTATAGATTGACCATGTATCAGTCTCGTCGGGCGTGAGCGATGTGCTAACCGTTTTATCGCTATTAGATACCAAGTAGTAGGCTTCTCCGTCGTCGATGTATCGGAATGACATCGTCGTTGCGTCTATCGTTAGCGTTGATAGATACGAGGCGACATGCGTTCCGCCGAGCGAGACGTCATGCGGAATGAAGGATTTGATGCCTTTGATATATACGACATCGTCAGCGTCGAATCCGTATTCGGCTCCGTCCGTTATTCCGCTATCTGTTCCATCTACGGCGAACTGATACTCACCGGTTAGTTCGATCTTCGTTCGAATAGTCTCGAAAGTGAAGTACGACTTGTCGAGAGAAGGTTCCACCGTAGTGCCGGTTATCTCCGGAGCCAAGAAGTTCTTGAAGTTTTCGAACGTCTTCTGTGCGTATCCATAAACCGGCTGGCTATCGTTAGATACGCCGCAGGCGAGTCCGACGGTATCCGACCAGTCGCCGAGCCAGATGATTCCAGTATTATCTGTATCGGCAGCGTCGTTTCCTATCGTGAGATGCGTGATATGGAATCCCTTGCTCGCATCAACGCTTTCCGTGCCGGCTACCCATGCACCGTCGGTTAGAACATTTGACGCAGGCAAGCCGGCAATATCGACGAGATTGCCGTATCGTGAATCGGTGCGAAGATTGGACACGGTGATGATAGCCGCATCTGACTTGTTTGCCGAGAATGTTCCTGTTTTCGTTAGATATCCGCCGAGAGCGGCATTGTATAGCCTGTACTCGCCGTTGTTGAATTGTTCCGATTTGTCGAAGTTTTCAACAATCCAGTCGGTTTTATTTCCATCGGTAATACGCCCCATGCGGATACCGTTCGCCGCAGTGCTTGCCGAACCGAGATAATCGAAAGGCGCTCCGTAATATGGCCATGATATACTTGACGGATATACTGACGGGGCAGGCGAGCCGCTTGTTCCGATTTTCCCTTCCGTGTAATGCCACAGGTGATTTGCCAAGGCTCCGCCATCGATTCCGTTCTCCGGATGGAATGAACCGACTGAAGCGCCACCATTGATTCCTGAATATCCGTTAGTCGTTAAATCGTTCTCGCCAGTTTCGAAGTTTATAAGACGCATCGCCGCCGAGCCGTATTCCGCTCCGCACCATGATGCTTTGAACCACAGCCCAGCGTCGCTTTGTTCGTATGTATGAACGCCGGGATTGCCGAGCCTCTTGTTAGTCGAGGCGTTCTTGAATCTATAAAATCCTTCCGGGAGACCTGGTTCTACGGTATAAGGCTCGAACTCAAGTCGCCAGCGTGTATCTGAATATTGCCCGAGGTTTGATTGCGTCCCGGTATCGAAATTAGGGAAGCCTATTCGCCCCCATATCGATGCCCTGCCTTTGATTTGGAGATATCCGGCAACATGTCCGTTTAATGTTGTCTCGTCTCCGATTTCCCATCTATCAGGCCCGTTTCCTATGTTCCAGAACTCCCATGTCACCCAGTTAATAGGATTGTCAGATGTACTGCTCCTGATTTCGGCATTGAAACGAGGGGAGAAAATCCGAAGCCCGCCGCTTTCTACGTCGACATAGTATGTCGTGCTGTGGTCGTCGGCGTCTTTTCCTGCTGACGTTCCGCCGATTTGGAGAGAGTATCTGTACTCGTATGAGTTATTTAATGCGCCGGTGAAAAGGTATTTGCGGACGCCGTTTTCGGTGTGTGCGATTTTGTAAAATCCTGATTTTAACGGCATGACATACCTCCGTGGTTTGATGATATACAACATATCAGTACCATAATGCGGCGGACGTATGGTACATGAGGCTCGCGCGAACGATGTGCGTAGTGTTCGCGCGAGCTGTTAATCTATGAGGATATGCGGATCAGGTATTCGATGAACTCCCTCGCCGCTTGCTGCGCTGCCGCCTTGTCGGTTAGATTGACGTCGCCGAATGCGAGGTTGTATGTCGTTCCGCCTGCCGCGCCGACGCCTGGTGCGTCGAGCGGGGTAACTCGTGCCCCTCGTGGGAGCGTCAAGAGCTCCGGTCCGGCTTCGCCTACCATGACCGTTCCGCCCGTGATTAGCGTGCCGCCAGTAGCGAGCTTCGGAATAGTGAATTTCTTTCCGCCTACGCCGGGCAGCCAATCCGGGACGGTAAATCCGAAACCGCCAATCGTGTTATTCCACAGCCGTCTGATAGCGTTGAACGCCGCCTTGAAAGGAGCCGAGATAGCGTCGGCAATTCCTTTGAAAACATTTCCGATATTATTGACCGCAGATTTGAAGAAATCGACGAGCTGATTGAATATCCCCTTCACCCAATTTACTGCGTTCGTGAAAAATACCGGAATCTGGCCGATGAAGCCGCCGATGATATTTAGCAGTCGGGCGACGCTTGATATGATACCGGCAATTAATGTGCCGACGACTTGAAAAATCGTTCCGACTATCGTTCCGACGAGCGTGCCGAGGGCGGGAAGATTAGCACCAATAAAATTGAAGATATCTGTTAGCAGCGGGTATATATTGGATACAATCCACTGGGCAATCTCCATGATAATCTGAATAAGCGGCTGGGCGGCCGTCTCTATCTGTTCCAAGCCGGCCATGAGACCCGGCATCATCGCCGAGATAAACTCGCTGACGAACCCGAAAACGCCCTTCAACACATTCGCAATAGATTTAGCGTAATTGATGAAAATCGGCAAGTTATTCACTACGAACGGAACGATATATTGCTGTATTACGCCGCCGATGAATTGCAGGATATCGCCGATGACGGTGAAAGCACTCTGGGACTCCTGAATATTCATCTGGAGCCATGCGCCTACTACTTGCCCAACGGCGTCGGCAACGAGTTTGATTGCCGTAGCGATTGCATTAAAATCTATACCGTTTAAGAAACCGGATATTCCGCCGGCAACCTCATCTATCTTCGGCTTCAACTGATTCAATATCCCGGTTATGGGAGTTAGTAGCGACGATAAATCGAACCCGCCTCCGCCACCGAAGACTGAATTGAACGCCTCCTGCGCTCTCGTGAAAGCGTTCTGGAAAGCCGTTCCGACTGATTCGATAGTCGTCTTGATAGATTGAAAAACCGGCGTCTGAACAACCTGATTCAATAAATCCTGAACCTTGCCAGCGAACGATTGCACAGCTGATACGCCCGACGATATTCCATTAGCGACACCGGATATGACCGAAGTGACTGTCGGCGTTATTGCCTCAATTGCTGCGGAGCCGGCACCTACTATCGCCGCCTGCAGATTGCCCATCGCGCCTTCGATAGTCGATGTCGATGTCGCTGCCTCTTTCGCAGCGTCGGTAAATCCGAGATCCTGAATAGCCTGATTGAACTCGTCGGCGGTTATCTCGCCATTCGCCATCGCCTCACGGAAATCGCCAGTATACGCGCCGTTCTTCTTCATTGCCTCCTGAAGCATCCCTGATGCTCCGGGAATTGCGTCCGCTAATTGATTCCAGTTTTCAGTTGTAAGCTTTCCGGCTCCTGCCGTTTGCGTTAGCACGAGGCCGACTGATTTAAACGAATCTGCACTTCCTCCTGCTACGGCATTTAGATTGCCTGCCGCCTCTACTAACGAATCGTAGTTCGCGACGCCGTTCGCGGCGAGCTGCGCCGTGACGTTACGCACATCGCTCAATCCGTAGACTGTTTGATCTGCGTATTTCTGCGTGCTCTCCGTGAGGGATTTGATTTTAGAATCATCAAGCCCAGCGAATGATAGCGTGGAGGCGAACTTCTGCGAGCTGTCTGCCGTCTCAATCATCTCGCCGCCGAGATTAGCAATTGCGTCGAACGCTTTGCTTGCTAATGACCCTACGACACCTGCTATCGCTGCAGTGCCTTTCGAGAGGCCGCTTTTAAAACCTCCGCCAGCGTCTTGACCGGCTTTTTCGCCAGCGGTTTTAGACGCTCCTGCCAGCCCCTCCGATATTTTAGATTGCGCGCCTTCCATCGATGGTATGATGGTGACATACGCTTTCCCTACTTCGAAGCCGCTTGCTGCCATTTTAATCACCTCGCTCATGAATGAGTGTTTTGATTATCCCACCAATCGTTGAAATCTTTGACTTTTATTCCATTTTTGCCATATGTCGTGCGTTTAGCACCGCCATCTACTCCGGGGCGTGGATATGGTTTCGGCTGCGGGGGCTTCTTATGTCCTTTCGGTATTCTTGCGACTACGCTCTCCCACCTTAATGACGAGATTTCATCTATAAGCGCGGCGATTAGCATCGGGAGCCGTCTTTCGCCTTCCCAGTATGCCGTATCCGGGTTTAATTCCGACACTAATGCGGAATCATGTCCGAGGTATTTTAGAAAATCGATCAATTCGCGCCATGTGAAACTCTCATTCGGAAAATCAGATAGCGTGTATTGCGTTTTCGTCATTAGATCGTAATTTAGTGCGGCGCCGTGATCTATAATATACGGCGCCGCACTGATTATTCCGGGAGTTTCGCGCTACTCGCTTCGTTCCACGCCTCGAATATCGTCAGCATATCGGCCTGCGTAATCTTATCTGTTAGACCCGGTGTGTACTGATCGAGTATGTCGATGATGAGATCCACCATGTCGAGGGACTTCTCCTCGTCGTCATCTATCTTATTGATTGATGACAGCTTGCGAACCGTTTTAACCGGGAGATACTGCATCAACGGCAAGCGATACAACTTCGTGTCTCCTTCGAGTTTGAATGCGAAGTCCGTCCGTTTATCGAGTGATAGGATTTTCGCTGACTGGCTCATGACTGCCTCCGATTATCGTAGCGTTATAGGAATTACTGTGCTTTGACTTTCCCGTCGTCGAAGTAGATGTAGCAATTATGTCCGTGCTCGTCGGCGTATGTGGAAAGCGTCACCGGCCATGTGATCGCGTCCGATGAAGTGAAGCTGACTTCATCGACGGATGTGATTTGACCATTCGGAACGACGATCAGAATACGATGTGCGCCGTCCTTGAGCTTGAAAACCCACGACTTCGCTGCCGGGAGCTTCGCTCCGATGCTTACGGTGATTTTCTCGCCATCGGATTCAGTAACCTGGGTGACGACAACATTCTCATCGCCGAAGGTATTCTTCAGCGACTCGGCGTTCGTCTCGAGGTGCGACCAGGAGAACGTGACGTCCCTTGACTCGAGCAGCCTCCTGACGAGGGAGCCGTTCCACTCGTTGATGTCCGATGTGCTGTCGTCGATGGTGAAGCTCAGACCATCACTTGACACATACCCGGAATCTTTGAAAGCGTCATTCAATTGATCCGCGAAGCCCGTCGGCAACGCCGTGCCAAGCGGGGCGGATAGGATAGCACCAGTCGATGTCTGATCGGCGGTGCCTACGAGAACCTTTGAAGCGTCTAGCATGATTAAACCTCCGTCTTCGCATTGCTAGAAGGGTATCCTTTCACCGTGACTGATACCACGAATCTCATGCGCGGTATCGTCGGATGATCAGGATCAATAAAAGGATATGGAGAAGCGGAAACATCCGCCGAGTGATATTGAATAGATGTCCCAGCCGTATATGGGAACGAGGCGATAATCGCCTCGACGACCGACGCGCTTTCTCTTGCCGACGCCCATGTCTTGTCATACACATCAATCGTTACGTTTAGATTATCAATAACGAGATTCTTTCTAACCCCGCCAGTCTGCATGAAATAGGCGAAAGGCAAGTGCTTCCCGAAGTCGGCGGAGAGAGGCGGCGCGCATGTCGATATCTCATACCCGTTGGATTTTCCAACGGCTTCGACATCTTTCCTGATAGCGTCTTCTATGTCTATTTGATGTATTAGCATCATCATCATCTACCACCGAGTGCTTTTTCTATAGTAGCGTGCCGGCTTTCATCTATGACGGCCGAACCGTTTGCCGCACTCACATACGCAATAACACGGCCTCCGGCGTAACTGCCGAGCTTCGGACCTTTAACTTCGTACCGAGGCTTCTCTTCTAAATCATCATCATTCGATGCGATTGAGTTAGCTTTCGAAGCAATATCATCCGCCGTGCTTTCTACTAAACTATATACTCCATCGGAACACAGCAGATCGTGAAAGCCCTTCGATATAAACTCGATTCGGAATTGCTTTCCCATCGTGCTCACCTTTATCCGTTCCACGAGCGAAGATATACTACCCCATGAGATAGCGCGCCAGTCGGGCTTCTCCACCACATGACATCGCCATTAACTTCGAACATCTTACCGAGAAACTCAACTCTGTCTCCTGGTTTAATATCAGCGCCATCCGGTATGTATGCCATCAGCGAATCGTAGAACTGATTGACGCGCGGTTCGTCATTGCCTGTATTAGACGTAGACGGCTGAACCGAGCATCCTGAAATGTCATGACTTTCGGCGTTATCCCAGTCGAATACCATCGACCCGCGCTCATTAATCATCGGAGCTCTAAAAACTTGAAGCGTATCACTGCACCACGACGGCAACATCGAAACCACCTACTATCGGAGTCTGTTGATTCTATACGGAGTAAGTAATGCCGCATCTCTACTCAATAGCGATACGCCGCCCGTGATCCCCTCGCCGGTCGTGTTATATGTCAGCGACACCTGCCCGGCGGATTCTGATCTGATGCCGGCGGAGGCAGTCAAGGAGTTTAGCGCTATCTGCGCTGCTATCTGCGATACGAGCGCCGCCGTGTTAGCGAAGCCCGCCTCGTATTCGATGACCGTGCTGCCCCATTTGATACCATCGACCGATGAAAAGTTTGCCAGCCTTACAAGACCTGACGACTTGTATTCAATCGAATCAACCGGGATATTCTTTCCATCCACCGAGAGAGAAGCTATTCCTCGAACTCCTACGGCCGGCAGGTATATGATTTTATCTGATAGCTCCGTGGTATATCTGCATTTTAGAACAGGAGCGATATGCCATCCGCAGTAATCACGAATAGCGGAGGAGACGGCAAGGCACATCGCTTCGACGCGCGGGTCGTTTGCCTTGATTTGCCCTTTGCTTGCCGTCTCGATATCCGCAGGAGTAACGAGGGCTGGCACGGCCGTCTCGTCTCCGACTTCGGCCTCATATCCCCATTGTGTAAGCAAGTAAGCCATGCCAGTCACCTCATTAAGCAGTAGCGATAGAAATAATATGCTCGTCTTCAAGACCGGCGATGAGCGTGGAAACGACGGCAGCGAGCTTGTTAAAATCAGCAGCGCTTACCGCCGCCTCCGCCTCGACCGTCGGGACGGTAAGCGAATCGTGGGCGAAAGCGTGCGCATTGACGGCGACATTCTCACTCGAATCGAAACTCAATCCCTGCCCAAGCTTGATTGATACGGCGCCTGCGGCATCGATATTGAACCCCGTAGTTGGATGGGAGATGCCGTTAAACTCCGACGTAGCGATAGGAAGCTCGGTTATCGGGAGCTGTGGTTCGCCATTAGCATCGACGAGAGACGCCACGATTGTCTCGGAGTTCTCCGCTGCGTCGTCTTCGACGAACTTGATTTTAGAAATAACCCTGTCCATTTAAATCACTCCCGATACCGAACTGCATCCGATTAATTCTCGGCCTGCGTCAGCTTGAAGAACGCCTGCGGGACATATGTTGCGAGAGCGAGACGCTCCTCGACACGAACAGTCACGCGGTTATGCGAGAAGTCCTCGCCGTCGTAGCCAGTAGCGGCGCTCTGTCCGCCCTTGCTCATGACGGATGCGCCAGCGGCGAAATTGCCGACGAGGATCGTGCCAGCCGGAATAGCAGGCGTGACGACCGTCGGGACGCCCCACAGCTCGGGCTGCGCGACGACATTGACGCCATTACCATAAGCGCCAGTGAAATAGCCGCCACCGAAATACTGTCCGTTGGAATCCTTGTAAAGACGGATCTCCTGATAGTCGGCAGGATTAATAACGATACCGTCGGCGTTATAGCCGGAATTCAGCTGCACCTTCGTGATAGCATCATAAACGGCCTCGGCGATATCGGAAGGCGTAGCAGCCTTCTTATATGTGCCGGACTGAATACCCTCGACTGAAAGAATGCCTGCGACATTCCCGTTCTGACCATCGCCATTGATGAGATCGTTCTCGATGACGAGATCGAGCTCATACTTGCCACGGCCATCGATAGCGGATGCAAGGCGAGGATAATCCTCGAGTAGCTCATCAGACTCCTTCATGATGCCGGCGATCTTAGAAAGAGCAACAGTCTTAACAGTAGCACCGATATGGAACTGCGGCTTCTTACCGTTCTCGGCAGTAGTAGCAGGCGCGCCCTCCGTAGCCCCAGCCACGAAGTAGCTGACGGCCGGCGAGGAAACAGTCTCCGCTGCGAACAGATCGCGGACACGGAGCTGACGCTGCGCGGGAAATACAATCCGATCCGTCAAATCGCCCTCTGTGCGAGTAGGCGAGACGGAGGTGTCATTAGCGGCCTTCGCATCGGCGGTAATCGTGGTGAAGCTGACGCCACGGGCGGCACCCTTCTCCTTCAACGCATCGGCCATTGCGTTACCAAGGCTCTTGATAGTCATGTTATTCACTCCCTTTGTATGAGATGTACCAGTAGTTCCGAACGCATTGATTTTAGATTTCGCTGCATCGGCGCTTTGAATCTTGCCGTCGATCTCATCGATCTCCGACGCGAGCTCATCGACACGCTTGATGGCTTCCATGTCCGCGCTCTTAACGCGATCAGTTAGGCCAGCCATCTCTTTAACGAGCGACGCTCTTTTTTCACGCAGGCTAGGCATCTTGTATCCTCCTAGTAGATGTATTTAGCCATCTTGACGATAGCCTCCGCGACTTCCTTTTTCCTATCGTCGTCGTCATCGGAGTCATCATCATCGGGCTCATTAACGCCGTCCGGATCCTCTGCGTTGCTCGTATCCGAGTCCTCCGCATTGTCCTCGCTGCGATTAGACGAACCGTCATCAGATTCATCATCAGACGCTTCGGCATCCACGTTGTCATCAACATCATCGGCATCATCGTCCGCCGGCTCCGTAAGAGCAGCCTTTATATCCTCAATATCAATAGTCTCGAGAAGCTCTGATATATCGGAGACGAACTTGAATACGGAATCATATAGATCCGACAACGCGGCCTTGATAGAAGCGATGGCATCCGAGAAATTTTCGAAATCTCCAGCCCCGTCGGAAACGACATCATCAACGGGGCTGGGATTATCATCGTCATCGGAATCGTCGGCGACATCAGATGCGTCAGCAGACTTAGCCTCGACTACTTCCGCATGCCCATTCGCAGGAATAGGAACGAGAGAAATCTCATACAGCTTGATCTCACGCAACTCGTTCGCCTCACGCCCATCGTCTAATACAATAGTACCCTGATCGAGTACATCATACGCGAAGCTCAGCTTACTCAACCTCTTCTCGAGAACGAGCCTGCGGACATACTGCGCCGTCTCCGAATCCTTGTCGAAAGTAGCCTCGATACGCAGCCCACGCTCGTCTTCCTTGATGGCATCGACGCCGCCGATATTCATGGACGGATCGTCGGTGCGATGACCGAATAGCAGCGGGATGACATTCCCGGACTCCTTCCAATCCTCCAGCGTATTTTTAAAAGCACCCGGGGCGATAACATCTCCGTAGGAATCCGGCTCCCTATCGAAAGTAGCCGCATACGCTACGATACGCCCGCCGTCATCTCCGGCTGCTTTAAACTGAACGGAATAGTCTTTCTTGAACATCTCAATTCCTCCAATATCAATCAGGAATAGTTAGAACGAGGACGCAATTGCATCCCGCTACCTCATCAACGGATAGCGACCCGGTATCCCCAGGGAACATCGCCCCATTGCTGAACGGCTCATCGAACGGAACAGTCTCACCATTCATAAGAGCGTGCGAAGCCCGTGGGTTAGACGAAGTGACGACCCATGTCTTCAATACATCATCTTCAGTACCGCTCTGGCGAATAGCCTCACATGCACCCCAGCTGCTCATCGAAGTAGCCACGCCAGCGCCGATTGCCGCTGCTCGATTATATACGGCGTCATCGAAAACGCCGTCGGGCGTAGCCTTCAAATCATCATCTGGCACATCGTCGGAAAGCGAGGCAATCAGATTGCGAAGCGTCGTATCATTAACGCCGCGCGACTTGCCATCACATACCTTCCTGACATACGCCGCCGTAGCATCGCCATCCCACAGCTCGTCGGAAAGAGCGAGTTCCCGAAGCGTCGAACGCCCGAAGCGTGAAACCAAATCCATTACAACAGGGAACAAGTCATCGGCGAGCTCCCTATTCCATCTGTCGGCGTCCCACCAATCAGGCGTATCGTCCTCCGCCTTGACCGACGCGCCGCGAGACTTCTCGGCCCCGATTTTAGAAACTACCGACTTCCTCTGCCTATCGAAGAAAGACTTCAAGACGTCGGCAATCAAATCGGCATCGTCATCCGAAGCCTTAATCGTAGCCGAACGCCCATCAGAGTCCGACTTACACTCGACATCGCCGGCGTTCTCCTCTGCCCCAGCATCATCGACACCGCCAGCGACACCGACACCGGAATACATCGACGCATAACTATCCGACGTCGTATCGTTCGGCGAAGCGAGGCCGCCCGCGATCACATTCAACGGAACAATCAACTCATCGCCGCCATCGATACGAGGCAAATTGAGTCGACCGCGCGCCTCGTTCCTCGTCATCCACGGACCGCCAACCGCGCTCTGAATAGTCGAAGCCTGCTCCTCGAAAGAACCTGACAGCTTCGACGACAAATCGAATTCGACATATTCATCTGCCGGCGCGCCGATACGAGGGATAAGGAAAGTATTCAGCCTATCCGTGATCATACGGAGCCAAGGCCCGAGCGTCTCCGTATATAGCTGCCGTGCATTCTCCTTGACCGAAGCGTATGTCTGTCCGCTCGACGAGCCGACCAACGCAGGGTTTAGATGATACACGCCGCACACCGTCTCCAGCGAGAGCGTGTTCGCCTGCGCCCACTGCGCGTCGGAGAACGAGAAAGACGGCGACGCCTTAATCTCCATGCCATCTTCAAGAACGGGCGTACCGCCGGCCTCACCGCCTTCGCCAGTCCATGAAGCTTTCCACGACTCTTTAAAGCGCGCAGCCTGTGCGTCCGTCCATCCAATCACATCCTTCGGCCTACTGATATATGCCGGGACACGAGCACCACGGCGCCAAATCTGCTCACGATACTTCCAAGCACTGACCTGCTCACCGAGTACCTGCTTCAACGCCGTCACCGACGATGTACCAAACCGTGGATCGGACGGCTTCCAACCATGCCAGCGGATTATCTCATCGGAGCGAAACGATGTCCGCACGCCAGTATCGGGGTTAGCAATCGTAACGACGCCAGGATCGAAAATATCGCCATCGCTATAATCACAAATCCACGCATATGGGATGGGGCGAATAGTAAAGCCGCTGGGGGAATCAGCGTCCTCTCCAACAACCCACAGCGCCTCATCGTTTAAAAGCAAATCCGACGCCAGCGCATATATCAACTCGTAACCAGTCATGTCGGGGTTAGGGTTACGCAGAAGAGTAGGCAACACGCCGGAACTATCACGCACGCGATCATTCTCGTCGTTCCTTGTATAGCACTTCAAAGATGTCTGCGCGATAGACGAGGCGAGGAAACTAATGACCGTCCGAAGATGCGGCTGCGTCTCATACAGCCGCTCATTACTCATACCTTCGAGCATCGACGATATATCATTATCCAAGCCGAAATACACACGCAGCGAGGAACCAGCACCGGGATTGATAAACCCGCGCATTCTCTGAAAAAGCCCCATCGCAAATCCTCCACTTACAATATATTAAACCGTCAAAAGGGCGAACGAACGCCCCTTCGTGCTCATCGCATTCGGCAGCGCTTTATTCTTCCCGATATCGCCGACTCCATTGATAGCACTATATGCGAGAGTACAAGCAACGAGCGGGCTAATGTCATCGGGGGTATTCCTGCGATCCCAAGCCCATGCGCCATCGCCCATGTTTTTAGTGCGCGCTGTATCAGCGGCTGAATCGAGAACAGGCTGCGGGCGATGATAAATACAAGATCCATCGTTACCAGGTGAAACCGCAGCAACAACGCCGTCCCAGAACTGCCCGCAGCCGGCGGCAACATCGCGCCCGACTACTTCAATCAGCTCTATCCCGTTGATATCGGACAGCGATTTCGCAAGACTTGACGCAGGACACCCACGCCCCTGAATTGCTATTTTAACAGTACCCCGATTATCTTTTATAGCATCGGCAACGATGTGATTGACGATAAAATCGTGCAGCCAGCGCGTCCCCGTCTTGTAGGCAATCACCTCTACATGCCACGAGCCATCGGCACGCTTTCCGCATACGGCTACCGACGAGTACTTCCTATCTGAACTAACATCGATGCCGAAGGCGATGTCTTCGTCCGGAGCAATCTCGCTCTGCGCGTCGATACCAGCCGACCAAGAGCCCTCGGGAAACGGATGAAACACCGCACGATTGGCCCATTGACATAGGCACTCCGTAAGGAAGACATCATCGGGATCCGTCTGAAAAGCAGCCCGCAAACTATCAGGCTCGATAGAATACCCCATCGACGGATTAGCCATCGCCCATGTCTCCGGACGAGACGGATCGGCACCGGGAGGCGACGACCATTCAAACAGCCCCAGATAATCAGCCGTCCCGCCATCCGCGCCGCCATCCGCTCCGCCCTGCGAATCGAAATAATCTCCGACGATACCATCGGGATCACCGAGAGCAGCATGACCCAGCAAACGCAAACGCTGCAGCACGACCGACGATGCGTCACCCGCATTCGACATCGACCAGACGATAGCATTCGGGCGAGCCATCATCGTCTTCGTGATAGCCGACCACGCATCGAAATTAGTCTGCTCACGCAACTCGTCCAGCAATATCAAGTCGCCCGATAAGCCACGCCCGCCGCGGCGAGAAGCAACCTGAACCTTATAACGAGAACCGTTAGAAAGCTCCAACGACTTCTTGCCATTCACCCGACTAACGCGCTCAATCTCTTCGCTTAACTCCGGAACCTCTTCTGCGAACTCAACGACCGACTGCCAAATCTCCTCCGCGATATCCAAATTCTGCGCGGTACCGATAACGAGCCCGACGCACCTGATGAACATGAACCACAGCGCGAGAACGACCGACAGCAGCGACTTGCCGTTCTGACGAGCAACGAGAACGACGATATATCGGAAACGGAACCGACCATCCTCTCGAAGCTCCAACGCATGAATTAGCAACCACCGCTGCCACGGGAACAATTCAATCCCGAGAATATCCGACGCAAATGCAATAACCGAAAAACCAGCAGAAGTCTCACTCGTCAGCTCACGAAGCGGAGGAGTAAAAACGCGCGGAATCTCACTTCCTACGATTTCCTGAACTTCCTGATTTTCCATTTAGACCACCGTCTAACTCCTTGATACGCGCCAGCTTGCTCCCATCCTTATTCAGCTTCACATCCAGCTTCGGCGTGATTCCAAGACTATCGCAATACTTCAAAAATGTGCCAGCCGTCACCGTATCGAGCTTCTCATCGACATACGGCCAGCCCGGCGTATCCATATAATCGGCAACCTTGCGAGCCGCATCAATCAACGCCCCCTGATCCAGCTTCTTAATCAAGCCAGCACGGACCGCCGCACGAACCGACTTATCGAACGACTCCCGAACCGAAATCGGTTTCGCCTCTCCATCAGCCACCTTTAATCACCTCACCATTTTCTCGACGGATTGCCCAGCCTATCATCGCCGAACCTCGTCCCATTCCCGCGCGAACGATTACACGACGCATGGGACGGACGGATATTCGATAAATCGAACTCCAGCTCCGGATACAACGAAACAGGCTTCACATGATCCGGCTCCCACGAATCCGGATCATTCGCAGGCGCCGTATAATCAATCGGACGCCCGCAAATCCAACACACGGCGTTCGCCTTCACATCGCGATTGAACGCCATCCGGCGAACAGTCTGCCACCTCGCACCACCACGACGAGAAGCCATCAACAATCACACTCCAAAACGACATCCGGACGAACCTCACGATACCAATCAACGAACCTCGACTGAATATACAAGCACTCAATATATTCTTTTGGCTCGGTACGACTAATCCCAGATTTTCTAACATGAGAAGCTATTCGAGTACATCCATCTGGGCACGTACACTCACTAACAAAAACAGGATGATCAGTTTTTCTCAAAAAAGAATCAAAGGCTTTATAATCAAGCGTGATTTGTTTTTTCCCATACCCCCGAGTTCCTCTATAAGGAGGATCAGCATACACAATATCTCCATCATTAATATTTATGTTTTCATAGCTTTCATTATAAATAGTAAGACTCTTTAAGTCTACACAGCCTTTAAGCATATCTAGTCTTTTTATTCTCGAAGCACTTATAGAACGAGTGTCGCTATGCAAACCATTCATCACTTTCTCAAAAGCTTTTTTTTCTTTAATTACGGTTTCATCTGAATATCCATATGATTGGATGGTATATCCGTATCCGAATATCAACGCTTTAGCTAAACCATCAACCGTGTTAGTATCAAGTGCTTTAAACTCTTCGCGGCTTACCCATTCCATCCAGTCATCGGCGCCATATTCGACGGCCTTCTTGAATACCTGCGGGGCTACGCTCAAATCGTTCGCGATCACTTTATCGAACCGCCCTGACTTTATTGCTGCGTGCGTCATCGCGCACCCGCCTGCGAACAAATCGACGAATACTCTCTCTCTATCTCTCTCTCCGCCCTGCGGCGCGTCAATCGGCGCGTCCGGCAAATAGGATAGAATCCAATCCGCCAACCGCAGCTTCGAACCCATATACGGAATACCATAACACTGACGCGGCATCTCGCCACCTCCGTTACTCACGCTTCGCAGTAGAAGCACCATGCATCCAAACATTAGCATTTAGCGTCTGATAACCAGTATATTTCTTGATATCATCGCAAATTGCAATAGACGTCGTATATCGCCTTTCACTTCGCCACTTTTTTAAATCATCTAACAAACCAGCATCAACGCATGAATCAAAAATATCGCGATCAATAACACCATTATCGATTAATTCATCAACACGAGCATCAATATCTCCAAGCGGATGGTTAGATGGCGGAAACATGCCATTACCCATATACGCACAAGAAAAATTTCTACCGACAAATACTAAAAACTCGGTCTTTAAAATGCGACGTATTAAGCAATCAGGTGCATTCTGTAGTCCACCACGTGCCGACCAATCTTTAAAATACTGAGTTTTTTTAATACAATCTGACCAAACATCAATAACACTACATAACATCGACAAATTAGGCAACGGCTGGAAAGCGTCAAAGCGAACGCAGTCGTTTAACGACATACAATCGCACCATCCAGCTGCAATAGCAAGAACATCTTGCTTCAACGCAAGACGAGCACGGTATGCTGGCCCGAAAGCGTTGTGCTGTAAAATATATTCCTCCGCCGCAATACGCCTTTTATATTTATCGGCATCCGTCTGAATCATATTCATGACCTTCCCTATCAAGCGCATCAATAATAGCAAGCTCGCGATCCGATAGCGACCATGTAATGTCGTTAGCCGCAGCGTTAGCCGCAGCGTTAGCCGCAGCGTTAGCCGCAGCGTTAGCCGCAGCGTTAGCCGCAGCGTTAGCCGCAGCGTTAGCCGCAGCGTTAGCCGCAGCGTTAGAAAGAAGCAAACCTTTTCCGAATATCGTTTTCTTCTTCTGACGCTGACTATCGAGCTGCGAAATACAAATATAATCGTCCGCAGATATTTTAAAATCTACCCCATACTTCGACATCTTGATAACATCGTTCGCAGTTAGAACATTACTTGGATACGTATATTTAGGAAGCGATCGATGCAAACGAGAGGCATTTATTTTATTCGCCTCTTGTAATGCCGCATACAATTTAGGATCAGACCTTACCCCGCCTGATTCCAAATTGGTGATAAACGATGTGCTAACCTTCGCCGTATTCTCATATTCAAGCGTTACACCGAGGCAAATCATACATGCTGATGATGATATAGTGCTGAATATCGTCAAGGCATTCGCAAACAGGAAGAATGGGATGTTCTTTTCCGTATAGAAGCGGATTATCTTTGACATGATTGAGAATGGTGGGTTATCGACGACAATATCACCGTCCTGATAATCGTAATTCTCGTAGTCTCCGCCGGGATAGAACGGACGAACGAAATTCGCCTTGTCTAATTTATAAGTATCGGCGACATAATCAGCAACAACCTCATAGATGTTATCCGGAGTATAGCAATCGTCTGTTGTTTTTTTCACACGGAACTTATCGATGAACTCATCGTAAGTGTTAGTCTTCTTACTTGGCATATATGTCCCTCACATCTTCCCGACATCACTTCCATCTAATTTAGTAGTACCAGACATGTCGAAAACTGCCCCGTTTTTGATCGATTTTCGCGATTTTTCGCATCGTTTTTTAAAGAAAACCGCAGCCCGCGCCCCCTATTTCTTCCCTACCCCTTCCGGAGGGCTCGGGGGGAGAAAAACCTGCTGGCGTGGGATCAGGGCCGAGCGCGTCCGTCGGCAAGATTTCGACTCCCCTACCCGCGCAGATTAAAAAAAAATTAGAAGAAACCCGACGACGACACGCAACTAATCTCGAAATATTTGTTTTCATTTGAAAAATCTTTCACAAATCTTTAAAAAGAATGAAAAACTCTTACAAATCGAATCGAATCGTTTCGCTTCTCAAATCGTTCTAACTAAACGAGAAAGCAAAAGAGAAACTGAAAGAAGAACTCGACGACCGACGGGAAGAGGATACACGGACGGCATGTGGAACAAACGAAGAACGAGAGAACACGAAAAGAATAAAAAGATAAAAACGAATCAAATCACGAAAGATACGACAATACAAGAATAAAAGATAAAAGCATACGGAGGGGCGCGTGACACATATACGCCCCCACTCCCCGCCGTATGAAATGATACCCCCGCCCCATATAATATGGGGGCACGATTTTAGGCCAGCAATAGCAACGGCTGCATCACAGTGTTTCCGAGATTTCCGCCGGCGCTAATACTCCCCGCCGGCTCGTAGTATCTGCACTTCGGGCAATCGACGGATAGTATACAATCCTGAAGCCTGCCATCAACCTGCTGTACGAACTCCCTCATATAGGCACGGCATACCTCGCCATGAATACAAGGGCGGACATTCTTTCGACTATCGGACATACTCATCATCCTCCAATGATTAGAACGGCACATCTTCATCAGCCGCGCTCGGCTCCCCGTTATATTCCCAGCAACGCTGCACGCCATATTCGCCGCACCGCTTCTTCGACTCGAGTCTCACCCAGCCCGGCATACTATCCATGATCTTACGGATATCGCCGAATAGCAAACTGCGGCGGGATTCAATCGTCTTGGTATCAAGCCCCAACGCATCGACGGCAATCTGACGGGCGCACAGCCGGACGCCATGGTTATTCGCCAGATATTCCTGAATCAAACCGACACGCTCATCATCGACGAGAGCGTCATCGAATATAGCCTGACGCGCCGCCTCCACATCATTCGGCAAGACGAGCTTGTCAATGCCCAGCGTCAAGACCTCCGCCCATACCTGACGAATGTAATCATCAAAGCCGTCGGCAAACATGTCGACCTTCTTCTCGCATATGCCGCACAGCAACGGCAAGAAGCGGCGGTTACCAGTCCTATCCGTCAAGAACGTCGTCTCGTTCGTCGTCCCGGCGAAGACGCAACGCCTCGGGCGTCTTTCAACACGGCGAGCATACGGCGCGCGATACGAATCGACCTGCGATGTGATGAAAGCCTTAATCGCCTCAACCTCACGCGTCTTCTTCGTAGCGAGCAGCTCCGCCATTTCAACAATCCAGAAGCCGCGTAGTTTTTCCAATGCGGCATCGCCGTCGATTGTATTCAAGTTATCGTTATAAAAATCGGACGACATAGAAAGCTTCTGCAGGATATACGACTTGCCCAGCCCCTGCTTGCCTTGCAGCAGAAGCATATAATCGAACTTACATCCCGGGTTAAGAGCACGTGCTACCGCTCCGCGAAGCCATAGCGTCGTAGCGGCGCGGACATACGGCGTGTCTCTAACGCCCAGGCAATCGACGAAGAGCGTCTCGGCACGCTTCACGCCATCCCATACCGGAAGCCCAGCGATTTTATCTTTAAGGCTATCCGACTGCGACGAGTTAGCGGCTAGAATTAAACCGGACGCAATCCGCTGCGTATTCGCCGACATCCCGTACCTATCATTCAAGAAGGCATCGAACCCGGAGTCATCGGCATTCGTCCATTCATGCTCCCCATCATACGGGATGACATCCCACGGCAGCTCCCCGGACACGACGATGGCGTTCCGGAAACTATCGTACGAGATCCTACCTTTCAAATCGACATCGTTCTCGATAATGGAGGCGATATTCGAAGTCGTCGGCTCAACCCACACGGCGTTCTTCGTCCTGCGGACGGAAAGCTCCACGCCGTTAAACGACATGACATCCGGGGCGATGCGCGGGTCGACATCTATAGTCTTGCCACCGATGAATGAGACGCTAACAGGTTTATCACCAGACATCGAAGGCTGCGGATTATCACCATCGCCCTGATATCTAAAAGCGGAACGAACAGCAGCCGCAACCTCGGAGTCATATAGAGGCGGCTCGAATGTCATATTCAAGGCAGCCGCAGAAGCAAGAACCGACTCAAACGGAAGCCCCTGATACCGCATCGCACAAGCAGAGCGGAACAGCGTGTCGTTCCTCGTCCCGGCGGATACCTTCCCGACTACCGCGCCGACACCCGCGCCGACCGACGGAGCGAACCTTGATGTCTGCTTTACAGACAAGCCAGACCGATTAGCACGCTTCCCATTTCGCAATAAAGCCGTAGCTTGTTCAATTGACATGCGAGGAGCAGCGCCAACCTTATCAACGGAATCAATGACATCATCCAAATCATCTCCAGAATCTATACGATTCAAAATCTCATGAGCACGACCGCCGTACTTCAATTCCAGCAATTTAGTAGCAAGCTGACTAGGCAGCTCGGGTATCGTATTGCTCCCCGTCAGACACTCATAATTTCTACCATCGATGGAACTCGGCGGGGCGACTACATATCCGCCATCTCCGCGGACATCGACGCCTGGGAACAATTTCCCAGCTGAATTTTTGATCAGGCGGGCGATGCTCGTTCTATAATAGAAGTGTAATCCATCGTTCGGGGTTTTAACTATATACTGACTGAAGAGAGGAATGTCGTTATCGACCAGCCATTTCTTGAATACATCGACGCCGTCAGCTTCATCATGATGCCTATCGCAATCGATGACGACTATACCGCTAACGCTTCCTGTGACTATTCCGATATTCGGCTCGTCCTGCGACTTGTATGACGCGAAGAGCTCCGATACCTCACCTTCATCCTTGCTGCAGTCTTTTAGACCGTGCTTCGTAGCGGGGAGCTTCTTGTTATTCCAGAGCGGGATAACGGCAAAGCCTCGTCTTGCGTAGTCAATCGCCTCGTTCCTTATAGTATCCATCTTCGAACCTCCATGTCCGATAAGAGACGCCGCGCTTCTTCCTATAATCCGGCGCCTCAACTGTTTCACTTATAAGTATCGTGCTGCGGCTAATTTCCATACTCTAAAATCTTTCGCTCTCAATATTTTCGGCGAGCGGTATATTTACGCCCGCGAACGGCAATACTCGTAATCGCATGTGAGCTACTTATAAGTATAGTGCTGCGGAACTATTTCTCTCTCGGCGTCGTGTTTTGTTTCCAGATCGTTAATTACGCAGATTTTTTAGCGGCAACATTTCAAGGCATCGGCAACATCGGCACACCCCATTCTACCTGCGGATATTCTAAAATGTTGCCGCTGTAGCCATGTTGCCGCATGTTGTAC